CCTCATTTAAGCTCATTTAAGAGCCTCTAATTACCTCATCTATATACACATACCTTTATTTAAATATCTTTCTTTAAACATAGCTTAAAACGATTAAGAATATATTATTTTAATGCGTTTATATATATAATTAACGTAAATCGGAGATGGCTGGGGTAAGTAGCCCACTCTTATGATTTCATTACAAAAACGAATTATTCTAAAACTCATATTCTAAAAATATAAATATAATTGTAAAACGAGTTGAGTATTTAAAAGGTGTATTGATGGAGTTTTATTCGCCCTCCTCTTTATATATGTTACTTTAAATGTTATTGGCTAAACAACTTGTTAGCTGATGTACTCGTTGAGTTGAATGATACTAGGGCGTCTACGAAAATAACAAAGGTATTAGTATCGCAATTCTCAAGGAGATTTAGGTTACCTGAACCAATAGGAGTCTATGCCTAAAGTGTAGCAACTTATACAGATTTGCAACTGTCTATATAGATAACGATATTTTTTATTTTTGTTTTTTTATACTGTTAAAACAAAAAGTAGTGGATTTCGTTATCATAGTATGGTAAAAGAATATAAGTTAGACGTACCTACTAAATTAGAAGGTATAACATTAAGACAGTATCAGGATTATCTAAAAGTGTTAGATAAATGGGATAAGGAAGATGAGGTGTATATTAAGACAAAGATGTTACAGATATTTTGTAACCTAAATATAGAGGATACATTTAAAGTACCTATAAACAACTTTGATTTTGCTATTGATACAGTAAATAGATGTTTTGATGAAAAGACACCTTTAGTCAATAGATTTGAGATGTCTGCTAAAGATGAGTATGGAGAGGAGACTATTGTTGAGTTTGGTTTTATACCAAAGTTAGATGATATGTCATTTGGAGAGTTTATTGATTTAGATAATAATATATCTGATTGGCAGAATATGCATAAAGCAATGGCTGTCTTATTCAGACCTATTATCTTTAAGAAGAAGGAGTTTTATAGAGTGATGGATTATGAAGGGAGTAATAAGTACTCAGATGTGATGTTGGATATGCCAGTTAATGTAGCGATAGGGGCGATGGTTTTTTTTTATCGTTTAGGGAGAAAATTACCAAGCTATACGGTGGATTATTTAGTGAAGGTGTTGAAGAAACAGGGAGTTCCACCTCAGCTCAAGCGAACTTTGGACAAAAGTGGGGTTGGTATCAATCAATATTTACAATCGCTAAAGAAGATGCAGCTAGAATTGATGAAGCAACCAGACTTCCAATACACACCTGTTTGATGTATTTGGAATATATAAAGGATAAAACAAATTTAGAGAATGCTTTAATAAAAAAGGCACATAAAAAATAGATATGACACAAGTATATGACTTATTAGACAAGTTAAAGGACGAATTAAGATTAAATAAGCACGTTAATAGTGTTAGTTTTGGAGATATTACCGAAGTTAACCTAAATAAGACAGATATATTCCCTTTAACACACTTAAACATCTCAAATGCTGTAATAAGCTCAAATACTATCACTTTTACGCTTCAAGTACTATGTGCAGATATATTAGACTACAATAAACAGGATTATAGCTATGATTTGTTCTATGGCAACGATAATTTACAAGATATAATGAATACACAGTTGCAAGTAGTCAATTTAGTATACTCTAAGCTAAAAAGAGGTACTTTAAGAACAGAATTACTACAAGTAGACGATAATATCTCTGTTCAGCCATTTAAAGACAGATTTGAGAATGAATTAGTAGGATGGGGAGCTGATATAGACATAATAATGAGAAATGATATAAGTATCTGCTAATGGACTCTAGTTTTATAACAATAGCACTTAAAAGACTAGGCGACCAAGTTGTAGATAGACTTCAGCAGCAGTTAGATACAGATGATACTGTAGCTAGTGGTAATTTATCAAGAAGTATTAAGTCACAAGCTGTAGGTAACGCTTTAACAGTTACTATGGCTGGTTATGGTGGAGCTATAGATGAAGGTATCCGTAAAGGAGGTAGACCAGCTAACGGATATAGAATAAAAGAGTGGTTAAAAGTCAAAGGTATACGTCTTAGAGACAATACTACTGGCAGATACCTTAAACAGACAGACTATAATTACAATAAGATATCGTTTCTTATTAGTAGAAGTATAGCTAGAGAAGGAATAATAAAAAGATTCGGATATAAAGGAAGTAATTTTATAGACAGAGCAATAAACAACACATTAGATGAATTTGATGATGCTATATTAGAAGCATTTAATAAGGAACTAACAAAAGAATTTGATAAAATAAAAACAAATGGCTAAAATAAACGTAAGAAGTCCTTACTTCGTAAACATATCATCTAATAACTTGACAAGTGCAACTATTGAAATTTTAATATACACAGGTGCAGCAAATATATCTTGGCAAGGAAGTCCACAATATAGTTTAAGTTCAACAGCTATAAACAATAAAGTTAATTTTGATATATCAGAACTTATAAAGGACTATATACCAGCAGCATTCAACGGAGTATATCCAAACAAGTCAGCTGCCAGTACGGATGATTATACTACAATGCATGTTGATTATCAAATTACATTATTTATAACAGGAGGAAATACACAATCTCTATCTTTAGGAAACAGAGCTTTTTATGGATATGGCTATTTTGAAGATGGTGCGAATCCTCAACTATCACAAGGTTACTTACAATCTAATAATGTTATACTAAAAAAAGATGATGCTCCTATAAGAATACCAGTAGATAATGAAAACACTAACTCAGTAGCTTTCTTTTATCAAGGTCAACAAGTATATTCATGGGTTCAAGACACTAACCTTAAAATACAAGACCAAATTGTTTATATAAGCAACGGAGTTAATGGAGCAGATAGCTTTGAAGAAAGAGTAGAGTTAGATGGAGGTACATTTGAAGATAATGCTTGTATTGACCAATTTGAAGACGATTTTGAGTTACACCCTGTAGATACAGTTTATGTGTCAGCAGTAGATGGTTTAACAATAATTAAAGTAGACAATATAGAAGAGTGTAAATATACTCCTTACAAGGTCACGTTTATCAATAAGTATGGTGCTTATCAAGATATATGGTTCTTCAAGAGAAGTAATCTTAGTATGACTAAGAAAGATGAGATGTTTAAGTCAAATATAATAAATAATGGCTCTTATAACACTTATCAGCATCAATATGAGACTTTTCACGTTAATGCTAAAGAAACTTTAAGTTTAAATACAGGATTCTACCCAGAATCTTACAATGAAGTATTTAGACAGATGTCTTTAAGCGACAAAATATGGATAGAGTACAACGAAAAGACTCTACCAGTTAGATTAACCTCATCTAACCTATCATTCAAGACTAGATTAGATGATAAGCTAATAAATTACACAATAGAACTAGAATTTGCATTTGATAAGATAAACAACGTAAGATAATATGCGTAGAGAAGTAGAAATATACATAAATACAGCAGGATTTGGCGAAACTGTAACTTATAAGCGATTAGACATCTTTTCGGAAGAATCTATCAACATAACTAACTCAATACAAGATATTAGAGATATAGCTAAGGTATTTACTGACTTTACACAACAATTTAGCTTACCTGCTAGTTCTCCTAACAACTTAATCTTTAAACACTACTATAATTTTGATATAGATGGTGGTTATGATGCTAGAGTAAAGAGGGAAGCATTAATAAAGATAAATGGAGAGGATTATAAGAAAGGATTTCTTAGTTTGAATAGCGTAAGCATGAAAAACGGAGTTCCTTTTGCTTATAAGGCTGTATTTTATGGTAAAACAGTAAACCTTAACCTACTTTTTGGTGATGATGAGTTAGATGACCTAGCTTCTTATCCAAATGCTTATTTATCTAAATTTAATCAAGCGTATAGTCAAGCAAGTGCACAAACAGGGTTTGTTAGTGGATACAATTTAGTTGGAAATTCTTTAGCTACTAATACAGGAACATCAGCTGGTGATTTATGCTATCCTTTTATGAGCTCTAAATCTTATTACTTTTGGGACACTACAAATAATGGTAACGTTCCTATAACTAACGAAATAGAGTCAAGAAACTTACAGGCTAATGCAACAGGTAGCACGAAAGGACTTAAAATGATAGATTTAAAACCTGCAATAAGACTTTATCATATAATTCTAGGTATAGAAGATAAATATGGTATAACATTCTCTAAAAATGGAACAAATGATTTCTTTAGTACGTCTAACGCTTCATTTTATCAGTTGTATTTATGGCTTCATAGAGAAAAAGGAGACTTATCTTCTCAAATAGCTGAAAGTTCACTAACTATTGATTTAGATGAATATGCTTTTGTAGATACAACTCCTACAGGACAAGCTGACCCTAGAAGCAATAGCAATAAAGATTTAGTAGCTGAAATAGAAATTGACGGTCCTGACATTACTGAGACTTTTTATACTTATACAATAGAGGTAATTCCAACAGGTGCAGGATTATACACATTAGAGTTACTTGATTCTGTTTCTGGAGAAATAATAGGCACTTCTGAGCATTCTGGAAATGTAACAAGAAACTTTACTATACGAAAGCCCAGTTCAAGTGGAGAAGGAACTCAAACATTTACACCTGTATTTAAAATAAAGACTAAAGGAGGAATAACTTCCGTAGTTATAAATGATTTTACTATAACAAAAAGTGTAGAAGATAATTCAGGAAGCTCTGTTGGCTATAATGCTAATTACACATATAATAGTGGAGGAGCAAACGCAATATCTGTTGGTCTTGATGTCGTTAATAATATGCCAAAGATGAAAGTTATAGACTTTTTAACATCTGTATTTAAGATGTTTAATCTAACTGCGTTTTATGATGGAGAGACAATAAAAGTAAGAACATTAGACAACTTTTATACAGAAGGAACAAGTCATGATATAAGTCAATACGTTCATGCTGACAAACATAATGTAGATAAAGCAAATATATTCTCTAAGATAGATTTTGAATATCAGGATGCTTCTTCTTTTGCTATAGTCAATAGTAATGAGATTACTAATGATGAATTTGGAAACGAAAGGTTAAGCAATAGAAGTTCTGAGATAAGCAGTCCTTTAGCGTTTGACGGAGGAACATATACAGTTAAACTAGGATTTGAGCACGTTCTTTATGAAAGAATGAGAAACCAAACAGACAGTACTGACCAAACAAATATACAATGGGGATGGATGGTTAGTAAAGACCAAAACACAATATTAGGTAAGCCTTTGGTTTTTTATTGTCATAAGCAAAACACTTCAGCAGAGCCTATAAATATAGAAGTATCATCAAGCTCACATCAGACTGTAACAGATTATATTAAACCTGCTAACACTTTAGGAAGTAACCTACAGACAATTAACTTTGGTTCTGAGGTTGACGAGTATTTTGGAGGTGAGAATACAGTTAGCTTATTTAAGACATTCTATTTTAATTATATAGTTCCTATATACAACGAAAAGTCAAGGTTATCCAAGTTTGAAGCTACATTACCTTTAAGATTAGTTACTAAGTTAGAATTAAACGACAAACTAATTATATCAGGTAGAAGTTATAAGATAAACAGAATACAGATGAATATAAATACTGGTAAGGCTACATTAGAATTAATAAACTTAGTAGGTCCTGACTTTATATCTACTGTTGTTTCTTATCAAAATGTTTCTGTCTCATTAT